GATTTCAGCGGGCGAAATCATTTTGAATTCATGTTGGATTGATGGCGATAAAGAAATATTAACAAACGATGATTATTTGATTCCGGCCGCGCTGCAAGCGTATCAGTTGATTGAATTCAAAACCGCCGAATTAAAAAAAATTTAAGTCAGTTCCAAATTGATGAAACGGCCGGATGGGATGAATTACGAAAAATGAATTCATTGATCCGGTTTTATTTTAAAATCAATCCGGATGAATTATCGGATGATGATTTCGCAAGGGTTTGGAATGATTTGCAATTTGCATTGAAATTTGAAAATAATCGTTTAAACGGCAAACAATGGCAAACACAATCGAATATATATTAAAACTTAGGGATCAATTTTCGCAAGCATTAAAGGGTGCGGATGATAAATTAAAAGATTTAGAAAAACAAGCCGGAAAAACACAATCATCATTTAATGGGATCGGTAGCGTATTAGGTAGAATTGGCGGCGCGGTTGCCGTTGGCGCATTAGCCAAAAAAATATTTGATTTAGGAGTAAATGCCGAACAAACACGCACATCGTTTGAGGTTATGTTAGGATCGGTTGAACACGCTGATTATTTGATTGGGCAATTAAAAGATTTTGCCGCACGAACACCGTTTGATTCCGATTTATTGCAAAAATCCGCCAAAACATTATTGCAATTTGGAGTTGCGGCGGATGATATAATGCCAACAATATCACAATTGGGTGATGTTTCCGGTGGAAATGCGCAAAATTTTGAGGGTTTGGCATTAGCATTCGGACAAGTAAAATCCGCCGGCCGTTTAATGGGACAAGAGGTTTTACAAATGATTAATTCCGGTTTTAATCCATTACAAGAGATAAGCCGAACAACCGGTAAATCAATGTCCCAATTAAAAAAGGATATGGAAAACGGCAAAATTTCATTTGAAATGGTTGCCAAAGCAATGGAAACGGCAACATCCAAAGGGGGCAAATTTTTCGGAATGATGGACAAACAATCGCAAACGGTTGGTGGTCGCGTTTCAACATTAATCGATAATTTAACCGAATTAGGCCGTAAAATTGCGGCGGCCGTTTTGCCTACAATTGGAAAATTGGTTGAAATATTAATCAAATTAGTTGATTGGGTTGATAAAAATTCCGCAATGATTAAAGGTTTGGCCGTTGCGTTTGGTGTTTATTGGGTTTCAAATCTATTATTGGCGGAAACCGCAACATTAGGTTTTGCCGGCGCGTTAAGGATTTTAAACACCGCAATGTTAACGCTGCAAGCGAATCCATTTATTGCAATTTTGGCCGGTGTTGTTGGTGGTTTTGTGGCATTAAAATCGGCTTATGATGATATGATTTCGGCAAATAAGGAAATGCATGCCACCGCATTTGAATTACAACAAGCCGAACAAGGTGCATTGAAATGGTTGCGTGAAAAAACCGCCGAATTGCAAAAACAAAAAGGGTTAACGGAATCAATTGCCATTGATCAGGCGATTAAGGCCGGAAAATCAAAATTGATTCAGGATTTAATTACAACAAAGGGGCAATTTGAACGCGCGATGTTTACCGGCGATACAGAAAATCAAATAAAATACGGTAAATTATATGAACAAACATTGGCACAACAAAAATTATTAAGTTCATCCGGATTATTGGGCCGCGTTAAACAAACAATTTCAGGACAAAAAGCCGGCCAAATGGGTGATGGATCAACCGCATTGGATTCCAAAATTGGATCAGTTGTTGGAACCGCGCCGAAAGTTTTTAATATAAACATAAATAAATTAGTGGAACAATTAAAAGTTGAAACAACCACATTAAAGGAATCCGCAATCGAGGTTGAACAACAATTAACAAAAGTATTAATTAACGCGTTAAACAACGCACAAACCGCAATTGATTAATGGCATTTGAATACGAACAAGATTTGATAAAAGGTGCAACACCGCGATTTCCAAAAGTGAATGAACAATCCGTTCGTTTATTGGTTCAATCGGGTGTTAAATATGGTCGCGGGGCCGGAATTCAGGCCATTAAACCAAAATTATTTTTTATTGATCCAAATGAACCGGATCAACCGGATGCATTTTCGTATTTGGGAACGGAAATTTTTTCAAATCTTATCATAAACGGCGGATCATATTTTGATGAAAATGATGTTGAAATCACATATCCGGCATTTGGTTGTGATACCGTTTTGTTCAATGTAGCACAAACAAAAAATATAGTGAAAACCGCAATTCAAGGCCGGAACGGAACCATTAAAGAATACATTTCTGATGGCGATTTTGAAATCGAGGTTCGCGGCGTGATTGTTTCAAAAAATCCATTGCATTATCCGGATGATGAAGTTGCATCATTAGTGGAGGTTTTAAAAGTTCCAACGGAATTAAGAATCACATCATCATTTTTAAACAATTTGGGCATCGATGATGTGGTAATTGAAAATTATTCATTCCAACAAAATGAGGGGTTTTACAATTCACAATTATTCACTATAAAGATGGTTTCAGAAACGCCAATTGAATTAAGGATTTAATATATTTAAGCATGATTAAGGGAACCGATACCACAATAAAAATTGTTATAAAAGATCAGGCCGGAACACCGATTGATTTGTCAGGTTTGGCCGGTTTGGTTGTTGTTGTTTATCAAAAAGGGTACACCATTGATCAGTTTTCATTAAATCCACAAATCGGATTTCGATTTATAAACATAACAGATGGCCCAAATGGCGAATTTGAAATATATGTGAATGCGTCACAAACAAAAAATGCGTTTGTTGGTAAGGATGTTTTTTATGAGGTTAAAACAATTGCGGTTGATTTAAATTTTGATGGTGGCGATATTACAAAATCGAGTGGCGAAATTAAATTGTGCGAATTAAAAGAATCAAATTTAAAATATGTTGATTTAATATGATTTGTGTTATTCAAACAACGGCAACCATTGTTTCATCGTTGGAATCAACGGCAACAATTATAAATTCCGGAATTTCAGATTCTATTTGCCCAATAATTATAAATATAGATGGCGGAAATGCAAACACAATTTCATATCCGCCGGTTAATGGCTTATTATTAGGTGGTACGGCATGAGTGTGATCATTAAAATACAAGTTAGGCGCGACACATTCGCAAATTGGCAAACTAAAAATCCAATTTTGGCGGAGGGTGAACCGGCATTGGAGGTTGACACCGGCAAATTAAAATTTGGTGATGGTGTTTCGAATTATAATTCATTATCATATTTTCAAGGTGATAAACATTTTTTATTTGTTCAGGGTGTAGCATCGGCAACGTGGAACATAAGCCATAACATGGGTAAACATCCATCGGTTGTTGTTGTGGATTCCGCCGGATCATTTGTTTATGGTGCGGAAACGCACATCGATAATAATAATTTGAAAATTGAATTTTCCGCCCCATTTTCGGGCAAAGCATATTTAAACTAACATGGCAACGAAAAAATTTTTACATAATATAGATTTAAACAAAAATGAATTACAAAATGCAGTAATTCAAAATTTAGCAACCGATCCATTAACGCCAAATCAGGGCCAATTTTGGTATAATACAACCGATGATCGCATTAAATATTATGATGGATCGGTGGTAATTACCGTTGCAAATATTAATGATATTGCCGGATTATTAGATTTTAAAGGTGGTTATAATGCAAATACAAACACGCCGAATTTGGATTCATCACCAACGGCCGGAACCATTAAAAAAGGTGATTATTATGTTGTAACGGCGGCCGGTAATTTTTATTCGGAACCATTGGAAATTGGTGATTCATTATTTGCAAACGTGTATGATCCGGCATCATTTAGTGATTGGACGTTGGTTCAATACAATTTAACGGATGCAACCGAAACGCGCAAAGGTGTTGCCGAAATAGCAACGCAAGCCGAAACGGATGCCGGAACGGATGATTCTCGTTTTGTAACGCCGGCAAAATTAAAGAATGCATCATTTTTGCAAGGATTAACAAATTTAGTTAATAAATATTCAACCACAACCACAATCGGAACAATAGCCGGTGCGCAAACGATCACGCATAGTTTAGGAACGCGCGATGTTGTTGTGAATGTTTATGATGCTGCAACCTATGAACATTATGGTGTTGAAATTGTGAATACAACCATTAATACCGTAACGATTGCGGCAAATGGTGCAAATGTTAGTGTTAACGTTGTTGTGGTTGGGTAATGGCAGAAAAAAAACAAATAGTTGATTTAAATATTAGTGGAAACCAAATCACCAATTTGGGGGCAACATCACAAAACGATCATGCCGCCCGAAAAGATTATGTTGATGGCAAATTTCAGTTAATAGAATCAACAATTGTTTTTGCATTTGGAAATGAAATGAATATTTCATCCGTTACCGAAACAAACGTTTTATTTTCAAACACTATTTTGGGGGTTACAATTGCACCAATTGATGATGATGGAACATCATTTGCAAGTTTTGATGATTGGGTGAATAATGGCGTAAATGCCAATTTTATTTCAGTTACCGGAAATAACATGTTGTTGGGTGCAATTGCAAATAACAACGCATCGGGTAATTATAAGGCAAATTTAAAAGTATATATATTAAAATATTAAAAAATGGCAACAAAAATTCAAAGTGGAAATAACACGCCGGATTTGGCAAATGTTTATTCTGATTATGCAATAAAATCATCATTAGAACGTGATGCATCATTAAATCCCA